GGGTGCGCCCTTTTTTTGTGCCCTCGTTTAGGCTAGACCGTCCGGTGAAGGGTTGCTTTAATTGGACGCCACGCGGGCATGGTGCGCCGGGAGATCCGGCGACGGCATTTCTGTTAGTTTAGCCTCTGAAACACCTGAGTGGCACCTCGCTATTATGGAGAAGAACAGCCCACAAAAAATCAGGACCCGAGACTTTCAGATTGGGGGAGTCATCGTTGAGCTAAAGGCTTCCATCAACAAGGGTTACACCAACCCTTCCGTGATCGCTTTCACCCCCGAGATATCTATCCGGTGCGTCCACTGTGACATCCCCAGCGCGGTTGAAAAATTTGCCCAAGCTATCGTGGCCGCTATTGAATCCCAGCCCGCGGACGAGGGGCACGAAGGGCGGGTCGCCAAGACGAGGGAAGTAATCTACAAGCTCATCGAAGATACCAAGTGAGGCATCACGTTCAGATCTTTGAGCCTGCTGGGCTGCCCTTAATGTTTCACGGGATCTTCTATGGGCGTGAGCTACAAAGGTTTCAAGTGTGTCCGTTCATGGAAGGGAAGACATGGGAACCGTTGCCTCTCAACAAGGGGGACGCAATGGCAGACATGGCCCGAGCATACCTGTTAGAAGTCGAGGAAGAATCCGTTACTGATCAGCCGAGACAGGTATGACGGGAATGAATCTGTTATAGCTGTTGAATTGATCGATTAAGATCTCAGCCCTCCGGCGGCCCTCATCAGGGCCAGCATCAAATTCTCTAGTGGCGAGGGACTCAAGGAGCCGTGAGATATCTGGGCGGTCCATGAAGCCCTCTCCTGTGAGAAGAAGTTCAGCCCTGTTCTTACTGACCCCTGAGTTCTTGCTAGTCATAACAGCGTAGATCTGTTGCCGCGTCAGACCTAAGTTTTCAAACCCACGAATAGTGCGGAGCATCTCCGCGTTCATCCGCCGCCGCTTTTCTACATCGTCGTCATAGATCTTTCGTATATCATTCTCACTCAGGCTGACATTCCTTAACACTCTATTCCGGCGCGACCTTACGTCGATCATACGCTTAGAAGATTCGTAAAGGTATCGCTTGAAGTCTGCTTCCAGATCATGCGTGTGAACTTTGAACGGCGCAACTACGTCCAGCATGTTAGCAGCAACCTCTGGCACATCACCTTGCGCCACTGCCCCGAGTGATTTGTAAAGCAGTTCAGCAGACCGCGGTAGGAAAGCATCACGCCCGATGAAGTTTGCGAGCTTCGTCGCAACCTCTAGAGGCTCATCTGCCCCTTCAATCCATATCGGTTTCCTAGTCTTGGGATCGTAGTTCCTAGCGGCATTGATAACCGTGCCCGCAACAATCTGCTCGTCCAGATACTGATCGGCTGCAAAGCCCATCACAATAGAAGGGAGTGCTTTGTCATAATCTCCGCGGACTATGTTCTCAACGGCCCGTAGAATTGGATCTACCAAAAGTGAGAACGGGTTGATATAAGTCAGGTTGATCGAGCGCATCTTACCGAATAGCTTGAAGCGCCAGAACGTGTGACGTTTGTAGTAATCAGGGCCCGCTTTTCGCAGCGCCTCATCTTCATCACTACCAAAACCAATACCGGACAAGATTCCTAAAAGCGAGGGGATCGCCGCGGACACACCGTAGAGGAACATATTCATGGCCGCTTTGCGTTGGCGACCTCTCTTCAATAGGATGGTGTCATTATTTGCTTTGCCGTCTGCAATCTCTTCTTTAGCGAGCTTGAAAGTATTGATCACGATGCGGGGGACCTCAGTCCTGAATCTCAGGAACGGGGCAAACATCAAGGTATAGTTCCCCTGAGTCAGCGACTTAACAAGCGGAGGAGCCTGACTCAGCGACTGCATCGTCATTTTTATTTTGCGGGCCGCAGCACGTTTTAATTGTGCTTCGCTCATTCGACCATACTTGCTGTCAGGGCCATACTTCTTGGCCGAATCCTGCAACACTTCCAGCTCGTGATAGAACAGAGCGATCTTAGCAGCCCCGTCGATACCCGCGGAGAGGTTCATCGCAACCTCATTCGCTTTATTGATTCCTTCTCTAGCCTTCTCTAAGGCGGTCCCTTTCAGTCCCTCCGCCCGCTGGGCCAAGGTGCTTGCCTGAACTGCTGCCTCCTCCGCTTTTGCAATCGCGGATTCAACCGTCTCGTCCATGTTGAGCAAGTCACGAATAATCCCCGCCCGTAGTTCATCGCGAATGATCCCCAAGTTTGCCAACTCAACCAGCTCCGGGTCCACGATGTTGGGATTTTTGATGCGGCGGGCTGAGTAGGTGGCGGTCAGCTTGGCTAACTTTCTTCCGGCAGGGGTCCAAGGTGCCACGCCTTGAGACCATGCAAAGAAGCCACTATTTCCTACCGCGTTGCGGAGGTGGAAGGCTGGGTTAGGTAGCGTCTTGAGGGCCATCCCCAGACCAGTCAGCCAATGGGCCGACTTCAGGACACTGTTCACAACCTCTTCCGCGCTGGTAGCAATGCCCGCGTGGAAAGTGCTACCTAGAGTTTTATCAAGCTCATCCTTCAGAGCAGGAGGAACAAAGATATGTTTCAGCGGGTCATTAGAAAGCCCCCGTATTTGGTCCTTAGCAACTCTCTCGTCTCCTTGTTTTCGCAGCGGGATCCATGTTGCGTATTCCGACTCTTGACCTTTATCGGCTAGGTCCGCAAGCCTCGCCTTAGCGTCAATCATAATCCCCGCCTTCTGGCCGTAAACAGCCATCTTGTCTAGGAAAGTCTGCTGTGCCGTTAAGGTGGATACAGTGGATAGAGTTCGGACGATAAGATCCGTGCCAACCTCAGGACCAAACTCACCTAACAGCTCTCTAATAGGTTTAGGGAGGTCTACCCTCTTCTTCAAATTGTCAGTGAGAACTTTGTAATTTTTACCTGCGGACGGGCCAGTAGCAGAATCATACTGGCTCAAAAACGAATCCAACATTTCTTGGGCGTAGGATCCGCCCGACTTTTCATCAGCAAGAATCAGATCTTGTTTTGCTTTTTCTAGGGCCTCCTCTGAATCATATCCTTTGTCTACTTCGTAGAAATGTTTCTTCCGGCTAACGTAATCTTTCTCAAAATAATCAAGAGCCATCTGCCTCTTGTTGACATACTCTTGTCCTTTATCAGAGCGAACTCTTTGCAGGTAAGAAGAATCCGTGAACATACGGAAAGCCCGCGTGATGTAGATGCCCCCAGTATCAGAGATCACGATCCCAATCTGGGGGTCCACTCCAGCCGCAACTAGCTTCTCTTGGATCGGGCGGATCAACTTCTCGCGCATATCAATTATGTGCGTCGAAAGACCTACCGCTCTTCCCTCAGACCACTCCCTCTTTTTGGGTGGCGACAGTTTGGCAAGCTCTTTGAGGGCCACATCACGGCGGGCCTCCGCGGCTTCAATAGCCTGATCGATAAGCACCCTCATGTCTTCGTCCTTCTGCTGGTCAGAAGCTATCCGAAGATTCTGAGCCTCCTCTTTGCCGAGGACACTAGCATACTCAGAAATCTCTTCCAGACGCTCCGCGTGTTCTTCTTGGAGTTTTTGGAACGCCTCGTCGGAAATAAGATTTCCGTCGATATGACCTTGGGCTTGGGCAATTAGTTCGTAAGGAACAACGCCCCCAAAGTCTTCTTCGGTGATTTTGTCCATCTCAACCTTATAGGCTATCGCCGCGCTGGTAGAGGCCCGCTTCATTTCTTCGCGGGCTTCAATGATACGCCGAACAGGTTCGTCCACCTCTCCGGCTGTGAGCCGCATGATCCTGTCCCCGAGGCGGGATTTTAAGAATGCTTCCTTTGAAAACCCCCTTGGGAATATCTTCGCGTCTTCGGGCAGGCCAATCGCAGTGCTTCTATAAGGGGTGTCGAACTCCGCCAGAGGCACATCGATCTGTTCGATGAAGTTTGAAAAGTCGATGTCTGTCCCAGTGGGAGACACATCCCCGCCTCTCTTCGGAGACAAGAGGGTCGTGGGGACTGACTTCAAGGTCAGGTCTACAGCCGCGTCGTAGTCGCTCGCATACTCCCCGTCCCCCGCAACATAAGTGCTGGGCTTGCCAACGTAAGACATGAAGACAACATCCGGCTTGCCTCCGTTGAACTTAGCATACGTCTCGTAATCCCACCCGTCAGGTTGGTAGTCAGGGTCGAAAGCCAATCGGGCCACGGGCCTGAAGCCGAGCGCGGCATAGATTGTGGGGAGGACAGTATCAAATCCATTAAGCCAGCGGACCTTTCCAGTCTCGATAGCAATCTCAAAGGCATCGCGAACCATTCTAGGGTTCGCCTCTGCTGATTTAGTAACCGAGCCAACCTCTCCTTGAGGAGAGATACTTATAGTGGCCGTCCCGCCGCCGGAGCCGTCTTCATAACGGGGCTCCTCTAACAGGATAAGATCGTAGCCCTCGTATTCTTCCGGCGGGTATACATCCACCGAGGTGCCAAACTTATGGCCCGCTTTGTTAGCTTGGCCAATAGCAGAGAAATCTTCTGCCGTTAGAGATTCTCGTCTATCAGACGGTCCAGTTCCTCGTCCGCTACGATACCGGACTCTGGCTCCGGTGATTCGTCCGGTTCGGCGGACTGGGGAACCAAGTTGAACAGAGCCTCCGCGAACTGACCTACCTGCTCCGGCGTCATCGACTGCACGATTTCGTGAGGATCGTCTACTTCTATCGTCCCTGATTCTAGTGGCGATTCTGTTGGCTTGTTCTCCGACTCCTCGTTGTCTGGCAAGTTCGATAAATTCGTCGTCATAAGATGATTTTAAGCTGCTTTCTTCGTTGCCTTTGACGCGCTCCCAGATGTCCTTCTCAGGATACCAGAGGACGGCCTGAACGTCTGCATTTGTAACAGTGTAGCCTTTCTTTTCAAGACGTTTTCTAGCCTCATTGATTACCTCAGAAATAACCCTCCGGTCCTGATTACTAGGGACATCAATAGGCTTCAGCGAATCCGCGAGGACTTTTGAGGCCCTAGCCCAAGCAGGCCGGAGCGCGTTGATCTCCGCCTTGGTAAGGGTAACAACCCGCCCGTTGTCACGATGCCACTGTTCAGTAAAGCCTGCTTTAGACAGAGCCCGCTTGCTTGTTTTGAATTCACTCTCCGTTATTCTGCCTGCGCTAAAATCTGCCTGAAGTTCCTTCCGCTGCTCGTTGAGTTTCGGACGGGCTTTAGCAAAAGCTGCCTCTATGTTGCGGATTGCTTTCTCCTGTGAGCGGATAAACTTCTTGTGGTCGTAACTCTCTACGTTTCTCACTAAATCCGCGACCTCTGGGGTCATAGGCATACGGGTCATCTTGTAATGGGACTCTGCTACTCTGTTCAGGTCTTTAGCCACCTTCACAATTTCTTCCCTGAAAGCATCGTCAGATTCAAGACGCTTTACTACAGCGTCGGATACCGTCCGATAAGTAGTGCCACTCTTATTCTTTCTGGTTACCGCTCTGATTTTCTTCAAGTCGGAACCCAGTTCTGGTGGGCGGATCTTCGCAAAAGTAAACCGCCCCATCTTAGAATCAGGAGTAACGGAGTAAGGGTTGGGCTCCAGTTTAACATCAAGCAACGGATATCCATATTTCTTGTCCTTGATGTCAAACTTGCTCCCCTTCTCAACAAGGTGCCTGTCTTGGTCAGCTCTGAAAGATTCAACAGAGTCGTAATCAACCCGATCCCCAATAGTTGCATACCCGACTACCACGGACTTTTTCTTGCCCGTCCTGACGATACCAACACGCTTGCCGACTACAGCGTCTAGCTTTGTGTTATCTCTGGTCTCGACAGTTTTAACACCATTCAGAATCTGGTCCGTGAACGGTTGGGTAGAATCGTTAATATAGACCCCCGTAGTGACTCCGGCCTCTGGGTTGTCGGCTACTAAAGGAATCCCGTAATCACGAGCCGCGTCGAGCAAGGTAGCAAGACGTTCCTCAGTCACGCCCTTGTCTACAACATTGCCCGTCCAACGCCCCCATGTGCGGCGCAACCAGAGGTCAATCGTAACAGGGTAAAAATTACCCATGATATTCTGAAGGAATCCTTGGCCAATCTTAGGACCAAACATGGCCGCCCCCTGCACTATCTCATTCTTAGTGCCAGTGACACTGACCTTCCGGCCTATAATTTTAGAAGCAGCTTTTTCCAGATCAGAAACCTTAAAGTCTTGGCGAATAAAATTCTCAAGACCCTCAAAACCTAGACGATCAATAGCCTCGTTAGCCAGACGGAGATTAGAGGAAATAGACTCTGCTTTTTCACCATATTCTTGCGAAGGGTCAAACCGCCCGTTCTCGCGAAAATAAGTATACTGTTCGTCTGCAAAACGAGTATTCAAGGAGACAGACAAATTTTGAGAAGTGATCGCCAGCGCAAGCCGCATAGTAAGATCCGCTGCCGCGGCTGGGTTTTCTGCCTTCTCGAAAGCAGGAATCTGGGACGCAATATCAGCGTCAGCTAGTTCAGGATGGATCACAGAAGCCACTGCCAGTGCAACTTCAATGGCGGTCGAATACCAATCAGAGGCGTTCTTGCCACTCGCGTGGAAGGCGGCTTCAAATTCTTCGACAGCTAACTGAGTAATAATTTCCTGCTGTTCGGGCGTAATGTTAGAGCTGTCGAGTTTGTCTCCCCAGAATTCCAAAGCCATTCTTTTGAAGTAGTCAGCAGCATCTTCATTCTTCCTGATGCCCTCCGATTTATCTGGCAGACCTTCGTCAGAATAGAGCGTGTTATGAGCAGAGGTAGGGAAACGGTCTGACGTTTTGTCGGCATGTGCCCTGCGTATATCTGACTTTAGGATATCACCGGAATAGTCACGAGTGGTCAGATCCAGATAAGCCGTGATTCCCTCCATAGGCTCGTTTGGATTGAACCGCAGGCGGGGCAGGGGACGGGCTTTGTGGGCACCAGTCTTTCTGACAAACCCACCCTGAATAGCACGATACTCAATAATCATTTTATTCAAAGCTGCGTCTGTAGCCGAGCCCCGAGTCTTCACTGAAGCCGACGCATACTTGCTCATCACATTGCGGAAATACTGCTTGAGCAATGCCAACCTGCTAGGATTCTGCGAGTAGAATTCGTAGGCTTGTTCGGTAGTAAACCCGCGAGTCACCTTCTGGAGGAGCATACGGAGATGCTCTTCAATCATAGCCTGCTTCTCCTGCTCAAGAGATCGGTCAAGCATAAGGCTCTCTTCAACATCTTCGCCCCTAAGCCGTCTTTTGAAGATTTCTGCCTCTTCGCTTCCCCTGTAATACTCGTCAGCAATTCTAGCAAATTCCTCATCAGTAGTGTCATCGATAACAGCCTGCACATCTGACTGATCGAGCGCATTAAAACCTGATGTGTGGCCAACTTCTTCATCTAAAACAAAAGCAGCGTAACCGCGGGCGGATGCATCATCCATATCCGCGACGGTGTCCATCAATGCGCGTGAATTAACGTAGAGAGCGTCTTCATCAGAAGACACGGACATAACGCCAACTTCCACGCCCCCAGCGCCCCCGACTCGCAAATCCATCCCAAAGGGGACAAGACCCTTCAGGTGGTCAAACAGCATTCTAAATGTATCGGCGTCGGTGTCGTCTTCAAATTCAATCTCCGTGTCCTCGCCTAAAACTTCTTCAATAGCTTCTTTTGCGCTCTGTTCGTCAGGGCGATTTTTGGAGTAAAGGACATTCTTAACATCTTCTGTAGGTGATCCCACCACGCCCCGCGGTCGATCACGCAACTGAGCCTCTTTGACAAACACACGGGAACCAACCATGATGGCCTCGCTACCCCCAACGACAGCTTGTTTTGTGCGGACATCAACAAAGAAGCTACTGCGGAGAGGATTGTAGGACGCCTCTGTCCACTGGTTGGGATCACTCAGGTCGGCGGGAAGCTCAGAAACTGCTTCATACTCACCCTTAACAGTTGCAAGAGGAATTTTGCCTTGGCCAGCAGCTATCATAATAGCGCCGCCCTTCCCGCTAATAGATCTTGTAACCATCCGCGGGTTGTTGATTTTAACAGCCCCTGCAAAACTCAAAACACTACCTACTCTGGTGGCCGCATCAGGGACGGGTGCGTGGAGCGTTAGCGCATACACGGCAAACTTTTCAAAGTCCGTATCTCCTCTGTCCGCGGCTTCTTTGACTGATCTGTTGTAAGCAGGGATATCTATTCGCACTTCAACCTCTGTGCCCTCTTCAAGAGGTCTCCCAGCCAATTCGCTTTTATCAATAGTCTCCGAAGGATTGTTCGGGTTCTTCGCCTTGCCACGTAAGTATTCTTTGATTCGACTAATACTGGGTATACGAGTAGGAGCGCCTTTGACGCGATAAGGGTCGTAGCGATCAACTAAGGAGGCGTATTGCTCCGCGGTAATCTCACCGTTACGAAGGCGAACTGCTGCCACAGCAAGCTCCGCGGGACGGTTAGATCTTTTGGCTCGCAAGGCGGCTTCTTGCTCTATTTCAGTAAGAGCTTTCGCACCTAGTCGGTCTTCTCTAAAAGCAGATCTCAACACAGAGCGCCGAACACTTCTGAAAGAAAAATCAGAAACGGAGGCGGCCAGAGCTTTGATGTCTGTTTCGTTGCTCCGATATGTTGATCTCCCTAGATCTATAATGTCGCGGAGAGCGTCCGCATACTTTTTGCTCTCTTTTCCGGTGACCTTGCGGAACAAAGATGCAAACACTTCATACAGTCTGGTAAGGATGTTTTGTTTTCCTTGAGCGGGGAGATCAACAACATACTTTTGGAATTCAGGGGAAAGTAAAAAGTGGGCAACAAACTCGTCAAAGTTTTCAAGACCGTCTTCTAAGACGGGGTTTAGTTTTCCTTTTGTGCGATAAGAATCTCTAGCGTGGGTGTATAGTCCTTGAAGTCTGGCCTTGGCCGCTCTCTGGTTCGGAGTAAGTTGATTGGTCGGCTTGTTCAGTGTGTCGGAAAGAAATGCGTGAGTATACTCTTCCAACAAAACATTCTCTAACCCGCGACCGTTACCGGAAGCCAAGTTTACATAGACAAGATGAGAACCGTCTTGGAGTTTGTTGTATCGGCCAGCAGACTCCAGATCTGCTTCGTCCATTACAAACTCAACACGGCTAATAAAAGAGGTGTCTTCCAGAAGAAGATCAGCGACTAGCCTGTGAGAAGGAGTCTCACTTGTTTTAGATATTTTTTCTAGAGCGCCAATAACAGACTGTGGATCTTCGCTCACCAACCCAAGGCGGGCAACATCTCGCAAGTTCTGCTCCTGCATAACAGGGCGGAGAGTGTCATTTACATAAGCGCGTGAGTAACGTGTGCGAATTGCAAAATCATTAGCCTTCAGGAATTGTTTGATCCGGTCATCGATAGATCTTAGGTTAGGTCTGGGTTCCCCAGTAACCCCTTCGCGTTTGTCGGATCTCAGCGAACCAATAAACGGCTCATCCATACGGGACAGAAGTTCAGGACTCCACCGCTCCATAAGGCGACGAACTTCTGCAATAACGCGAGGATCTTCGTAAAGATTACCCTCGTTGCGATAAGTAAGGGCCGTAAGATAGAAAGCGTCTTTTAAATCAGTCGCGGACTCAAACCTGCTTTCCTTTAGGTTTCGTATAAACTTGAGAACTTCGGGCCTACTTTCATGGTTTCCTGTGGACATCCACACACCAATATCGCCCATCAAATCACGCGCCGTCATTCTTTCGACACGATTTTTGTTAGCGGGGGTAGCGGGGTAAATAGACTTAAAAGCTAGATCATTAAGTGCCGTTCGTAGAGGGGTATCCCCCGTAACGGGGTCGGGGGTTTCGATAGCCCTAATAGCCGCATCAACGGTGTTTGTTATTACCGAATAGAAAGTCTCCGCCCCTATAGGTATCTCAGGGTCTAGCCCACCGACGTTCTGGGCCTGTTTTTCAAAAGATTCTAAATCTAATTCTAAAGCTAACTCAGCCTGTGCCTCTTCCTCTAGTTGAGCCTCAACTCCCCTAGCGGCTTCAAAGACAGCGCCTATTGCGCCAACTCGTTCCTCTAAGTCTTGCGTGGGGAGCGACAGTATCGCGTTCTGTTCTTCATAAGTCCCCCGTCCTTTTTCTTGGTCAACCAATCGGTCGCGAACGCGGCGAGTAAATTTTTTGAAGGGTGGCATTGTATCCCCTTCAAAATCTTTTTCGTTTAATATTTTCTGCTCAATAAACGCAATAATCGTGTCTTGAGTGTTAAGCTCTTTGTCAGGATCGACAGATATAACGCGGAGGGCTTTTTTAGCAAAAAGCTCTTCTAGGAATTTAGGTTCTAGGCCCCTGCCTTGTAATTCCTTCATTAGCTTTTTGACCGCCGTGCTTCTTCTAGTTGGTTTGGGGCTAACCGAGTAACCGTCTGGGGACCTGTCAATCAACTTTGACTTGATAAACTGGTCCCGCAAATCAAACAAACGGGCAGACAACATGTATTCAGTAACAGACGACTGAGCTGAAAATGCCGCGGTATCATCAGTGAGGGGAACGCCGCCACGGCCTACGGTAACCATCCTCCTAGCAATCGAAGTGTCTTTGCCAAGGTAAGTAACCGCATTAGTTAAAAAATCAGAAAGTTGCTGGTGAAAATCAGCAAAGCTAACTCTTGCTTTTGATTCAGGTTCCCCATTTGTAGGGTTAATAGGGTAGACAGTCTCAGGATAAATTCTGTCTGTTATGCGACTGGGGTCAGAAAACATGTAGTAAACACTAGCAAGGTTATCTGCATAATTTGTGTTAATCTGAGAGTCTCCGATCTTGTGGACTTGGGCTACTGTTGATTCTAACATCAGCGGTCGAGTCCCATCTTGTGTAGCGTCTCCCAAAACAGGGCGCAAAATATCTGTAACCATTCCATCCTCTACTTGGATAGACGGGTTTAAATCTGACAGATCAAAATCTTCAGGCACCTTAACACGCAAACCGTGGGAAAGCATGGAAGCTGCGAGAACAGGATCATTGTTAAAAATGCCATAGCCGTCTTCATCTACCTCCCCTCTAATAAACTCTCCGTTTTTTGACGGGTTGGTCTTCCCTTTATGGACATTAAAAAACTTTGATTTTTTATCGCTCTTCCACTTAGTCCCTCTACCCGATGTATCAATAACGGGGTAATAACTGTAAATAGAAGCCGCCATAAAGTCTGCCTTCTCTTTCAAGTTAATATCAACCAGAGGTAAACCAAACCTGCCAGACACAGAATTTTTAAAGCGGAGAGGATACCCTGTGTCGCGGGCCAATTCGTCAACGCTCTTCGCTTCAACTTTTTCTGCCGCAGTTAGCTCGTTGCCCGCCATAAAAGCATCCATGGGAATGCTTAGTTTTTTTCGACGGGCCCGCGCAGTGACGAGGAAAGGAAGAGTAGTATACGAAATTAACCTGCGGGGTTTTGTTTTCTTTTCCCTTTTACCTGCAACCTTCTCTAAGGTGCCTCGCAACCTAGGGCTGAACGACTGAAGCGTTGTTGGATCGTCTTCAGGATCTTTGGGGTTAATTTGATCTAACCGAGCTTGCTCCTTAGCCTGCAAGCCTGATTGCGATATATTCAGGTGGCTTGCTTTACCGCCGTGATCAATCGAACTAAAGTCTATTTCAGCAAACAGATCGCCCTGCTCTACGGGAAGAACAAAAGATAAGTCTACTAATCCGTCCCCAGCAGCACCCGTATCGATGTCACGAGCTAGCAACCGCTGAACAGCTTCAGGAGATGTGTTCTCATTTAGAGATACGGACAGCTCTTCAACAGCCTCGTCAACAGAAACAGCTCCCGTGCCTACTTCAGACAGACCAACATCAAGACCTGTTGTCTCAACATCAACCCGACGAGTCCGCCCCGCTTCTGTTCTGACAGGGATATCTTTTTGAACCCTGCCCTCAAGGTCCATTTCGCCAACATAATCAATAGCCTCTGTAGCTTCAGGGGATTCAGCAGGGATAGAGTATGCATCACGAACCGTGGCCTCCCACTCAGTGGGATTATCGGGCAAGGATAATTCGTTATCAGTTTCCCACTTGGAAATAAGTTCTGACTTTTCAATATTGTAATCAGGGTCATCTTCTGGGAGGCCGTCAGAAATACGTTTATTCTCTAACTGCTCAAGAGCCCCTTCTAACTGCTCTAAACTATCTAACTTAGATCTGCCTTCGCTACTCAGGACAGGGGCCGCATCAACCGTGGTTGCCACCGATACGGTTTCTGCCCCTGTCGTAACTGGGAGAGGCGGGGTATCAATATCGCGAGTTCGGACGCGAGAACGGGTAATTTGTGTTTCTGCGTAAGCCTTCGCCGCTTCGGGTAAACCTGCGTCTTCTAATTGTTTAATAACGCCAGCATCAAATTCCTCTACAATCTTTTGGGTTTGGGCAACTTCATAAGATGAAGCAATTTTTTTATCGCGTAGGTATCTGAATTTATCAGCGCCGCGTTGAATCATTGGAACAGCTCCACCAAAAACAGCTCCAAGACTACCTGCAAACAAAGACTGCCGTATAGATTCTATCATGGGGGTATTCTGGCGAAGAGCCGCATCTTCGATAAGAATACTCGCAAACTGTTGAAGAGACTCCTCAGAAAATTCGTGGAGCACCCCTTTACCCGCCCGCACTGCAAGCGAGTTTCTGGATAGAGCAAAAGGTTTGTATTTGCGTAGCTGGTTAGCTACTTGTTGGGTCATATATTTTTTTATGCCCATGTCCGCTAGCTCTTTAGGTATGTTGCCTGTATTACCCAGAGCCCTTATTAAATTACTTGCGTGTTTGTAGGTGGCCCCATTCAACAACGCATCATCAATGCCGCCGCGCCCAACAAAAGTAAACGCACCCGCAATTAGACCTGTAACAGCACCTGTTGCCAACGACGGCCCTAACACGCGGTCATGGATTTGCTCACGAGTTAGTGAGGGGTCTTGCTGACTAATTACATTCCACAGACTTCCGTAGGTGGCCGCGGATGCGCGGGACGCTGCGGGAACGAATACAGCAGTGGAAGCTCCAATTTGTCTAGCCACGGTGCTGTTGTAAGCGCGGATGGTTTTCATCACACCCTCACGCCCACCTTTCTCAACAGATTCTTTTATTAACCCGCGGAGGACCGCAGTCTCAGCAGCTTTCTTAACGCCTTCTTCAGTTGTCGCTCTGAGGACAGAACTGGTGAGCCCTTTAAGAACCCCGCTAGCCGTTAGTCTAGCTCCCCCAGATGCCGCAGATTTAAGACCCGCGTAAGCAACCCCTGCTGCGGGGGTAGCGGCGAGAGAAAGAAGGGCCGTTGTTGTTATATCAACAAAAACAGGGGCCGCTGTCTGAGCAAGGTGTTGACCCCAATCAATGTCCTCGCCAAAAAGGTAAGCAATTTCCTGCCTATCAGCGTGGGTCTGGGACGCCTTAGAAAGAGCGTCTTGGGCCCACTTAGCTTTTGCAACAACAGCAGGAAAAAATAAAGCGGGGTAAAGAAAAGCGTCTCCTACAGACTGTATTACTCCTTTTGAAAGACCTAATCCTTCACCTTTAACTTTTTTCGAGAACTTCTTGAAGTTGTCTTCATCGTCTAAAAACTCCTGTAAAATCTCAGGCCCTTCTTTGCCTTCAGCTTTACCTTTAGTCAGCGCCTCAGACCAGTCATCTGCTTGGCCAGAGGCATCCCTCAAAAGAAGTTCATTAGTAGATGGGAAAGTAATTTTTAAATGGGCATCTCGTTGGAGTCGCAATCGGTCTTTTAGCTCGTCAGAAAGATCGGGCCGCGCTGCTAATGTCGCATCAAAAGTAGATTTGCGGGCCATAGCCGCCCTGTGGATTCGGGGGCCGAGGAAGCCATACGTTCTTATGTTGCTGCCTAACTTGTCTTTGTCTTCCGTGTAGGAAAATAAATTTTTGTTAACAGCGGTGTCGAGGACAAGCTGAAAGTAAGCCTTCCGCATTTCCTCAGGGCTATACATTTCGCTGTCAGTAAGGACGCCAGATTCAACAAACTTTTGGCGCAGTTCTCTGACATACTCATTCCCATTAACGTGAGCCCGCCTTTTAATCTCAGCTCTTTTTTCGAGTTCCTCAGAGTAAAGTTTTTTGTCTTTGCCAACCTCCCCAATAATACCAACAAGATCAGTTGCGTCCTGCTTGAACGATTCCAGAAGGAACATTAACACTGACGCCTGCCCAGTTGATTTTTGATCATCAAGAGACCTTTCCGAATCAGCGAGGCGGTGGGCGTGGCCCTCTATCTGCAACCTCAAGCCTTCATCTTTCTTGGCTTGCTCCACCATCAACTTGTGAAGTAAGGCCAGTTTGCGACCTTCGTATCTCCGCACGTTCATGCCCTCCACCATCTCCAGCTCCTGCATCGCAATGTGGGCGTGGGCTAAGTTTACCCCGCCAACCTTAGACGCTTTGATAGCCTCAATAAATCCGGCAGGTTTAAAGCGGACATTACCGTCAGCGTCTTTTTCGTAAGACATGTCTTCCGCCAGCTTGCTGACTTCAAACCGCATTCTTCCCTCGCTGTCTTGAATGCGGGCAAAAGGAATCTGATTGTTGTGAACAGCAGAATCTTTTACTTCGTCAAAACGGGCACTCGCAACTTCTTCAGCTTGCTGCCGCAGAGCGTTTCGTTTTTCAATCGTCGCTTGGGCAAGGTCATCAGTCCCTTCAAGCCTGTCTACGACTTTTTGAATTGCGTTATAATCACGAAATAGCTGTATGTCTTTGTCGTCTAGATCAAGGGAAGAAGAAACAGTATAGATTTTATCATCCAGAGAAGTCTCGTCTGGGTCCATTATCTCAGCGAGAGTCGGGGCATCTCCGGCCTCCAACAACCCGTCAGCAACAAGACCATTGTGTAGACCTACAACAATCTCAGATTCAATATCCGTAGAATATTTTTCCGCGTTAATGTAAGACTCGCGAAGATAATTTGCATACCGGACCCGTTGTTGTATTGCATCTTCCCGCTGCCCCCCTAACTCAAGGGGGTCTTCGTCATCTGTAACAGACCACTCCGAAAAAGGTTTCAGTGCGAGGGGGGTAGACCCAGCAAATGGGCGTTCTGGGTCAGTAGGTTGCGGGTTCAAATCAGACATAGCTGAAAAGGTTGGTGCTGTAATTAAATAAAACTTAGCGGGTGCTTAGGTCAACGGGTGAATTAGGTGCAGGGTCAGCAGCGGGGTCAGCAGTGCCCGAAGGGGTTTGATAAATTTCCTTACCAATTCTCCGCGTCTCTTTGTTAAGTATGCGGATAATATTTTTGTAGAGGTCGTTAGTTTTTATCTTCGCAATCTCATCCTCAGACATAAGTTCCTCATCCCCCCGTTCATAAGCCTGCTCGTTAAGATCTCTGTATATGTCTTTCAGTTGCGTCCTGTCTTTGCCGTCGAATTTAAAATTCATAAGGTCATCATCTGAAATGCCTTTTGACGGCGTATATGATATAATATTTCCGTCTTTATCAAAGCTGAGGCCACCTTTGGTAGAAAGAACTCCCATCCTGCTTAATGCGCTTTGATGAGCTGAAAGAATGTCCAGATCAAACTTCAATCCGTTCACGCGGTTTTTCTCCTTGTCCTTAGCCAGTTGCACGGCAAAAGCATCTTGTTCTGCTTTAGTTTTTAATTCGTGTCTGTCGGCATAGACCTGCCCAAAATCAATCGCGGCCTGTTCATCTTCGTCAATCTCGTCACCCGCCAATTTCTTAATCGCCTCTACAGCGCCAGACTGGCCAAGGTTATACATCATGCCCAGACGACGACGGCGGCTAACTTCTTCACGCTCGCGCCTATCTATATCAAGTTGCACGGAACCATACGCCCCGCTAAACAGGCTCTTGAGCGCGGGGCTCTCTGGAATTGCCGTGGCATACTCCCGCTGCAAAGAGTTAATCTCTTTAGAACGCTCATAAGGAGTCTTTGTAGTGTCGGCAAGAATAGCATCAAGTTTCTGCGACACTTGGGGCAAACGTGCCATCGCATCAGCTTCTTCTTTTGCGCGGCGTTTTGCTTCGCTCAGTTCAAATTGAGAGCGGTCAAAAGCGAGTTCTTGTTGTTGGAGGCGGATAATATTATTATCCAGCTCCAATGACTTTTGCTGGAGTGGTGCAATATTCTCAGCATAATTTTTGCGAAGCCTCCTAAGCTCTGAATCACGGAGACCGCCAACAGGAAAATACTGCGAGCGAAGTGGAGCAATGTCAGAATTATAATCAATAGCCATATTACAACCCTACACTTCCTTGGTATTGAGCAATGTTGCTGTCTTTTTCTTCGACTACACCCCTGCGTTTTTTGTTAGCCAGCCTGTTAGCCATGTCGCGGGCTTGCTGAGATTTTTCTTGGTTGCTGGCAATTAAGGCCGCCTCTTGGTTCTTTTCAGCCTCGCGTCTTTTGCGTTCTTCTTCGGTCACTATGTTGGGCTCATCCATCCCAGCCAGTTCTGCCATAGCAAACATTTTATTAGCCTCCCCAGTAGCTCCCTGCCTGCGGAGAGCGCGGGCTGCGCGGCGCATACGCCCTCGTTCTGACCCCAACTCTCTGGGGGTCTGGCGAAGAGAACTGCCTGACCCTATTGTATAGTCATCACTCTGCATTGCTTCTAATCGGTCTAGACCGCTGGACTGCATGACTTTCTGAGTGGCATCAAAGGCTCGTTGCTCTGGGCTTCTCTTGTCGTCATCGTTTTCTCCAAAATTTTCTTTTCCGTAACTGGCGACCTGTGCGTCAATATCGGCTTGCGTTATTGGCTTACCCGTAAACGGATCAAAAAATTTAAATTCAGACATAGCCATATTACCAAAGATGTTTGCAGGCCCAATAGCGGGCGGTTGTTTTGTCTTTTGCGGTATCGCAATTCATGCGGGACCGAAAGTTTTTGCGGCGTTTAGGGTTTTTATGTTGCCTAAAATCTTGGTAATCACGGTGTCCATACGAAACCTTCCTTACTTTGTCCCCCTGCTTACCTAGCACCACAAATTTTTTTTTAGATCCAGCGGGCGCTTTTTTAGGTTTATTGACCCCAGCAAAAATTTCTCCTCTGAATTTTATTTTGCCAGAAGGTAGACGTTTAAATTTAGGAGCCGCCACAACCCATAAATTACAGTTTTACAAACTAATTGTCAACGGCAGTAGCGGGCTTGGCAAAACGCAAATCAAAAAGTCTTCCTGTAAAAGGTGTGGTCTTATAGAAGGCTTCAGTAAGACCACAGTAATATCGCCAACACTTTTTGATTACTCTTCTAGAGTTTCCTTGAGACGCCCCAACTGCTCCAAAGCCTGCCCAAGTTGCTTGTGTCTATACCTAGTAAGTTTTTTCTCTATATCTACCTCACACAAGATTGATTGTATTTCTCGCAACTCCTTTAACATCAACTGCCTAACGCACTCTCTTTTGATTCTAGGCCAATGGGCCGACACATCTATAATCTTCATAAAGCTCTTAGGATAAAAGAGATGAGTCTGGGTTTTGCAAGGCTGAACCTAACGACTTGATTGTAACCCGATTCCTGAACCCCGAACCCTCACCCTCTTTTGGTGGATCAATAGCCACGAGTCCCAGTCGCTGGCGGGCACAATCCAACGCGAGGAACGCGGCGTCAGCCAAGTCAGGAGACCTGCCGAACCGTGCCTTGAACTCAGGCTTGGACTCTATTTTTACTTTCAGCGACCCTGTCTTAATCATGTCGTAGTTGCGGGAACACATCTCTTGGGCAAGGTCAGAGGTTATCCCGTAGATTTGTTTCGTCCGCATTAGCTCCTTACCCACGAACCACAGTTCGGATACACGGTTCATGTAAAGCTCTTCTCCGGTTAGCTGGCTATTCATGGACACCCTCTTGTCAGAGGCCCTCCCCCCGAAAGTAACGCGCATAAAATTTGGGCTCCACTCTCCCGCCAGCACATCACAAAACGGGGCCCCCGCTCCGGTGGAGTCAACCGCTACATTTTCGGGTGACACTTTGTTCTTTTTACAATGCTCTATAATCTTTTGGACAATCTGGTATGTGCGCGGGACGGCCTTGTTAGTTGCATCATCGTTTAAGTGGATCGTGTCTGTAAACTGGCAAACGTATTGACCATTGCGGGCGTAACCCACCTCTGCAATAGAAAGGATAGTCCGGTCCCCACCGTTGGTGAACGCGGGGTCAACGCCCGCCACCATTGTAGGGGCCTCCGCCCACTCTACCTTGCCCATCGCCCCGCTCTTGGTCAGCTCTGACTCTGCATATATTCCGGTCGTCTCGTCACTATCGAAAAAGATAGCCCTGACCATTCGCATATACCCTCTGGACTCTGGGCCGAGTAGCAGCCGATCCTCTTCTAGTTTCGCAGAAGTGGGCAACCATGGGTATTTTATTTCGCCCAGAAGAACATTAGGGCTTCTTTCCCCATCAAGCCGGATATACTTACCTCCCCATTTTGTGCCCCACTCATCCGCAGTCTGGATGTCTACCGAATCCCAACCGTCTTCTGGTTCTGACCAGACCCCAAACGCATCAAACCTGCTATTGGGGTTTGCCATGCCCACAAGTTGGAAGTGTGGGTTCTTGGACAAGTTTGTCAGGCCCGCATTGAGGATAGCCTCTGACAATTCAGACAACTCGTCGCCAATCAAAATCACTCTCTTCTGTTTGATCCCTATAAACTTGCCCACTGCCTCGCGAGTTTTACTGCGTTCAGCGGCGATGAGGGACAAACCAGCTCTCTCGATAAGGGTCTCTTTTTCATCCACGTAGGCAGCGTTACCGATTGAATCCCGAATCTTGATCGGTGCGCCTTCGATCACGGACAGGAGAGAGATAACTGAACCCCAGATCCTTTTTCGCGCTTCACGTAATGTGGTCGAGGTCATAAGGACCAGCGTGTCGCGGGGTTGCGACAACCAGTTTACGATTCCCCAAGCAGCCATGGTGTGCGATTTCCCAGACGAAGCAGACCCCCCAATCGAAAGATACTTGTTCCTCAAGGCTTCCCGTATCATCCGTTCCGCCCACGGGTGTCTCACCATTAACGGTTCGGGAAGATCCTCGTGATTCCACAACTCGTCGCAGATCCGCCAGAAATAATATTCTTTCGCTACGACTTTTGGGTGATGAGCAAATCCATACAGCAAAGCTGTTAGGAGACTCGTAGGCGGTATTAACAGCCCGCCGACATCCATCTTCTTAGTCGTCGGATCAATTCGTGGTTCTATTACGCGCTTGCGCTTGGTTGGGTCTGACGCCATTATAATCTGGATGTAAATCTACTCTTTATATCATGGCGGACAAGAACGAAGGGAACTCAGAAATAGTTCAAGAGGCATTAGAATTGTCAGCAAAGGGCATGACTAACGCTGCTATTGCCCGACACTTGGGTGTCCACGCGGGGACGGTGCGGAGATGGTTTCGTAAACTGGGATTGCCCCCCAAAAAAGCTGGCTTTAATTTGCCATCTAAAACACAAGACAAGGACCAGCTCAAAGAAGATCTTGAAGTTCACCTTGAAGACATGACGCAACAGGCCGCGACCGAGGCTAAACTGTCCGCGTCAAAAGAAGAGGATAAGATCCTAGCGGAAATTGCCGAGTCCCAGAACTCCCCCGCCGACAAGTATCAACACTACGTGGCCGCTGCGGGTATTAAGTTGATGCGGGACAGCATGAGGAACATCAAGGGCCCTAAAACTGTCAGAGAGTTGTCGGAGCTTGATCAATTAGTTCGGCGCAATCTGGGGCTGAATGCCAAGACCGGAGGAGGAGGGAGTCGCATGCAGATAGATATTTCAATACTGAACAACTCCAAGGCGGACAAAGGCGACGGGTCCCTCGATAAATTGAAAGACAAAACAATAATCGATGTGGACACGAACGATGAAGTGGGGGGATAGGTTCAGCATTAACTTTGATGGCCCAGAGGACACAGCGGGCTATCATTCCATAACTATTCTTGAGGAACTTTCGGACGCCTACTTAGGTGTTCTCCACCACCCTAATGGTCCTCCTATTGCTTGTTACAGCCACTCAATGGCCGCCGCTATCATTGCACATAACCGTAACCTTTCCCCGTCCGTAGCCTCAAAATTCGTTGACTATTTAGCCCACAGTGCTAAGGGAAGTTCTGCACCAGCTTTTCTAAAAGCCGAACCGTGATTTTTCCGAGATGTTTCTTTTACGAAAACTGGAAGAAAACCCCCTTACGATCTACCGAAAAGATTTAAAGGACAACAGGTTCGTGTATGGGGTAAAGATTTCAAAGGGGGAATACTACCGCGTAATACCATCCACTATGAAAGAGATTAACTTCATGCTCTTGTTACAGAAACACGTTGAGTATGAGGTTCCTGCAAACGGCAATGGGCTGCTCGTTGTGGCCCGCGTAATGCCAATAAAGAAGATAAAAAATGGAACACGTAAGACTTCTTGAGATACACGAAGATACCTGCATAAAGGCGCTTGATATCATGCGCCGCAAAAACAATGACTACTGCGGGGGGAAGGAAGCGTCGGCGGCGGAAGCTCTAGCTAATTTCAAAGCCGCAAAGATCCTTGGCTTGCACCCGGTCGTCGGGCTCCTTCTACGTGTTCAAGACAAGTTGATGAGAATAAAATCTTTTGTGGCAGACGGAGAACTGAGGGTGGCTAATGAATCTGTGGAAGATGCCTGCGACGATATTGTGAACTATGCGATTTTGTGTAAGGCTCTTCTAATAGAAGAAACCGAAACTAAAAATCATGGAGACCACCAATGTTGATATTTCTCTGATTAGGGAGGCGCGTAAAAAACAATGCGTTGAAGAATGTCGTAGCCTTGCAACTTGGTTGCTAGATAGGGCCAACCTGATGGATCAAGGTATCACAGATACTGAAAACACTATGCTGGCTTTACAAAAGAAGGTCGGGCAAATGAATGGGCGAATTGATAATGCGGGATGGTCCGCAACATTCCCAGTCCACTTGAAAAATAATCCTTAGTGATGACCAAGACCCAAGCCATCCAACACGGGAAGCGCAAGCACCGCTTGCAGCTACGCCGTAACCGCAAGAACAAAGC